GCTAGACATTTGCAAGCAGAAAATGAGGATTTACAAGCAAAAATGATAATGATGCAAGCAAAGTTAAGTAATGAAGAAAGTAAGGTAAGACAAATGAATAACGCAATAAAACAAATGATATATGGTCAAAGAGGTAACGCTTAGTATTCCTACAAGTTATGGTGATATAAGTTTAAAGAAATGGTTAGAGTTTCAAAAAGAATTAAAGAACTACGAAGGTGATGAGGCTGCAATGAATGCAGTAATGTTATCTTACTTATGTGGATTAGAACCTACATATTTGAAAGGTATAGCAGTAGATGATTACGCAATTATTAAATCTCAATTAGAATTATTTTTAGCTAATACAGATTTACCATTACAAAAGATAATCCGTATAGATGGTGTTGAGTATGGATTTGAACCTAACTTATCGCAAATGACTTATGGTGCATATGCCGACATTACAGCATTTAAAGAATTAACAATAGACGATAATTGGGCAAAGATAATGTCAATACTATACAGACCAATTGTTAGAAAGAAAGGTGAGATGTATTCTATTGAATCTTATAAAGGCCAAATAGATGCAGATAAGTTTTTAGAAGTAGGAATGGATGTTCACTTTGGATGTTTGTTTTTTTTTGTCAATTTATTAATGGACTTACTGAAAGGTATCCTGAACTCTACGATGGAGATGGAGTTGCCTCACAACATCAAGTCAATTTTGCAAAGAAGTGGTCAGCTTATTCCACACTCATTGAACTCGCCGGCGGAGATATTACAAAAATAGATATAGTTACAAACGAACCATTAGAAAAGTGTTTATTGTATCTTGCATTTAAAGCAGATAAAAATCATTTAGAAACTTTAATGCATAACGAAGCAATGAAGAAAATGAGATAATAACATTTTCATTTATCGTTGTTATTACTAAAAACACATTATGGCTAGACAATGGTCAAATTCAGGCAATGGTAATTTAAGATACTCTGTTAATAGACAGAATCAATCAGGTATTTACATAGGGCCAACGAGAGGTTTAAGTTCACCAAAGAATAGTAGAAGAGGATGTTTGTGTATTGAAAAGAATACATACTCTGTTAGTTGCTGTGATGGTGCATTGATACAACAAGGAATAGGACAAATTGAATCTCCTTTTGTAGAAAATGGTTCGTTTAGTTCAGGTTATGATGATGGATACCAAATAGATTAAAATTAAAATATACAAATGTCAGCAATATCAAAACAAGCTTTAGTAGTAGACAATAGTCAATCATTCCCAAATAATAATGCCGGTGCAATTACACCTACTGCATTAAGGAATTTTAATACTAATATGATAGACTCAAATGTCAATCAAACTGAATACAATACAAATAGTGGAAGTTGGAATGTATCCATTAGCAATTTAAATACTTTTACTGCATCTCAACAACCTTCTTTTAATGCATTGAATAGTTTTACTGCAAGTCAGTTAACAATCAATACAGGTGTTAATCAGTTTACTCAAAGTGCAAATGCAAGTATTAATAGATTGGACACATTCAGTTCTTCTTTTAATGCATACACTGCTTCTATAAATCAAATACAATCTAATGGAGTAGTATTAGGAAATTCAACAAGATTTAATTTAGTTGGACCTGGAACATTCTTTTCAGCATCATTAGTACAAAATGTAGGAGGGACAATTGCTACTTTGACATTTACTTCTGATAATGCAAAATTGAATACCAGTTCTTTTAATGATTATACTGCATCAACTGCAGCGACCCAATCAGTATTTAGTGCATCAGTTGCAACATCTTTTAGTTCAAGTAATGCAACATTTACCGCATTCAGTGCTTCACAGAATAGTTTTAATCTATCTGCAACTGCAAGTATCGTTGAGTTATTAAACTTATCATCATCATTAAGTGGTGGATATGCAACTCAAGGTGAATTAGACCAATCAGCATCTGTATTACAGGCAAACATTAATCAAAAATTATTTACTTCTTCGTTTAATGATTATACACAAAGCACTAATAATACAATTGCAACTTTAACAACCACTGCATCTTTTAATTCATATACTGCATCAACAAATGTTAGATTAAATAATTTAGAAATAACATCTGCAAGTTTATTAATTGAAACTGCTAATTTAGAATCATTCAGTGCATCGACAATAACTAGATTAAATGAGTTATCATCATTTACTGCAAGTTACGCAACAACAGGAAGTAATACATTCACAGGTAATCAAATATTAAATAATTCTTTGACTATCACAGGTAGTACAACTATAACAGGTAGTTTAGTAATAACAGGTAGTGCATATGGTAATATAGTATCAATGAGTGTTGTTTCAAATACAGCATCTATGAATTTATCAATAAGTAATTTTTTTACTTTAGGATTAACATCAGGTCAGAATACTAGAATAGAACCAACTAATATATTACCAGGAGAAACTATTAATTTATTAATTTCACAACCATCTATTGGTAGTGGTTCAGTATCATATCCTTCTACTTTTAAATTCGCATCAGGTCTTCCATACTCGGCATCTTTAAATTCAGCTTCTGTTGATATTATGACATTTATAACATTTGATACTGGGTCTATTTATGCCGCATCAATTAAAAATTTAAGATAATGTCAATATTTAATGGATTTGCATTCGCTGGAGGAACATACACCATTGACTACTTAGTAGTAGGTGGAGGAGGTGGTGGTGGATTTAATGGAGGTGGAGGAGGCGGTGCCGGTGGTTTATTAAGTGGTTCATTTAATGTAACACCAAACGCTTCATATACAATATTAATTGGTAATGGAGGTAATTCACAATTTGATAGTCCTGTTTCAGCTAGCTTATCTTCTTTTGCAGATATAATTGCATATGGTGGTGGTAATGGTGCAAATAATTTAACAGGTTCAGGATTCAGTGGAGCTTCAGGTGGAGGTGGATACATAAGTGGTGGAATTGGTAATCAAGGAAATAATGGTGGTAAATCAGGACCTGGATTAGACTCTGACCCAGAGATACCAGGTGGTGGAGGTGGTGCATCACAAACTGGAAGTAATAGTTATTATTATAGTCCAGCTGGTACATTCTTTGGTGGAGATGGTGGAGATGGTGCTATATGGTTAGATGGAAATTATTATGCAGGTGGAGGTGGAGGTAAATCTTACATATACACTTATGGAGGTGAAGGTGGTTTAGGAGGTGGTGGTAATGGTGCAAACCTTAATCCCGAAAGTGGTACAGGATTTCCAGGAAGTCTAAGCACAGGCGGTGGTGGTGGTGGTGGTGGTACTTATGCTAGTCAAGCTGGTGGAACAGGTGGAACTGGTGTTGTTAAATTAAGATACTTAGGCCAACCAATTGCAACTGGAGGTAGTATAACACAATCAAATGGATATACATATCACACATTCACATCAAGTTATTGGGAAACATCAGTAACATCAAGCTTTATAGCATAAACAAAAAATAACTATTTTTTAAACAACCTTTGTTATTAAAGGTATAAAACACATACAAATGAATTCAAAAACTGTATTAAGTAAGATAATGTCATTATTAAACATAGAAGACACAATATCTTTAACAGACGCAAGAACGGCTGACGGAACAATTTTACAATCTCCAACTTTTGACTTAGGTGAAAAGGTAGAAGTAGTTTCAGAAGATGGAACTAAAACACCTGCACCAGATGGTGAACATCAAATTGAATTGAAAGATTCAGAAGGTAATGAAGTAATTATCAGAGTAATGACCAAAGATGGTATTATTACTGAAAGAGAAAATGTAGAGGAAATGGAATTAGAAATGGTTCCAGTTGAAGAGATTCCTCAAGCATCAGGAGACTTATTAAAAGTAAACGAAAGTCCAACACAAAAGAATTCAGTAGAATCTGGCACCTTAAAGATGGCAGAAGAAACTGATACCGCAGAACCAATCACAGAAGATGAAGATGCACCAACTAAAGAAATGCCAACTGAAGAAGTTGATATGGGCAAGATGATGGATGATATGTCTTATAGAATTGGTGAAATGGAAGCTAAGATAGCTAAGATGGAAGAAGCAATGATGCCTCCAGTTAATTCTGAAGTAACTGAAGAAGTTGCAGGAGTTAAGATGGCAGAAGTAGATGAAGAAGAGTTACCTAAATTAGATGGTGCTCCAGTTGAACAAGCTACTAAGTTTGCATCTCAAACACAAAACAATTATGGTAAGAAAGTAAATGATTCTCAATCAAACTTCTTATCTAAATTATATAATTAATTATTAAATAAAAAAGAAATTAAAATGAAAAAATTTCAAAACTTTGCAAACCCAGTTGTAACTTCAACAAGTTATGCAGGTGAAGCAGCAGCAGGATATATCGCAGCAGCGTTATTGAGTGCAAACACATTGGACAAGAAGTTAGTAACTATCATGCCTAATGTTAAATACAAATCTGTAATCCAAAAGATTTCAGTAGCATCATTAGTAAATGACGCATCTTGTGATTTTATCACAAACACAGGTAGTGTAACTATCGCAGAACAAGTATTGACTCCAAAAGAATTACAAGTTAACTTACAATTATGTAAGCAAGAGTTTGTAGCATCTTGGGAAGCTTTACAATTAGGTTTCTCTGCATTTGACGAGATTCCTAAATCATTCAACGATTTCTTAGTATCTTATGTTGGTGGTAAAGTAGCAGAAGCAACTGAACAAAACATTTGGCAAGGAACTTCAACTAATGGTTCTTTCGCAGGTTTCCAAAACATCTTATCTGCATCAGTAGCAGCAGGTGGAGCAACAGCAGTATTACCAGCAAGAACAACAGGTGGTTCATCTGCAATTATCTCTGGTAGTGTAACTTCAGCAAACGTAGTTTCTAAATTAGATTCTATCGTTCAAAC